CAGACTGCTGAGTCAATCCAGATCCTATTACTTGGAGCTTGGTCTTTTAATTCACGCGGCCATGCAATTGCTAAAATCAGTTTGCTGAGCTGCTCGATTGTAACCTCTTGCGGATTGATTTCACCACAGATCACAGACGCCTGCCGCTCTTCATCGTAGCAGATGATCAACACGCTAGGCTTTCTGAATCCGTAGTCAATCGCAAGCCGGCCCGTCATCTCTGGCTTATATTCCCAACCCTTAATAATGTGATCGTTGCCTATCTCAGAATAGACTTGACCGCTAGGAGGTTTGGGCCTGTTCATCACCATTGCTAAGCGTTCATCCTCGGGTAATAACTTGAGAGACTCGAACCATTCAGCACTAAGGTTATCTTGATTCGCGTAGCTTGTAAACTTTAAGGGATTGAATCCGCTTTGCTCTGCAAGCTCAACCCACCACGCATCAACCACTGGCAGACCGCAGATCATCACAATGGGTTTGTGCTTGTCTGACCTCAAGCGACCCATTGCTTTATTAAATACTTCTGAGTCTTTCCAGACCTGAGCTTCATCAATAAAGCAAACGCCGCCATCGGCGTTGATGCCTTCAAGGGGATTCATGGTCGCGACTTGAGTTGATGCTCGATTATAATTCTTAAGATGACATCTTGAGCCCGTTGTAGGATCATGCCAGACGCTCAACTGCTGATTATAAGTCCAGCCGAGTCCAAGCTTGTCAGACCACTTGGAGATCTCAGGATTTACAACGCCTTGAAGACGAACATAAGTATCAGTCACAAATAGGAACCTGCAACCGGGTCTAGTCGCCATCACATAAATTAACGCAAAGACAAGACCGGATGATTTGCCGGCACCCCAGCCAGATTGAATCGAGATTAATTTGTCTTCGCGTCTGATGGCTTTGATCATCTCTTTTTGTAATGGGTTGAGTTTAATCATGATGCTTCAGAATGTCTTTCTTTCATCCCCGTCTCATGGTTGTAAATCCTTTTAACTAAGTTGTTTTTGCGTAGATTTCCTGTGGTCAATGCCTCTTTTAGAATGTTGTGCATACATGTTAGGTTTCGACATAAAAGCTTAAAGTCGGAATCTTCTGACAAAGTAAAGGCATTAAACCTATAAAGCCCCCAATCTTTCTTTACCTCATCTAAAAAGGCTTTGACTCCTTTCTGATGTAGTGTTCCTACTACGCCTAGCAAGCCGTGAGGCTCTAGACTCTTTCTTACGAGTGGACAAGACCATACCTCAAAGCACTGCGTTTCACCGGGCGGCACAATTAACGCCGCAGCCCAAAAAGATTTATCGCTCCACTTTATAACCTCTTTCCTATAGCCATCTTTATCAAGCTTAGATAGATTATAAAAAACCTCTGTTTTATCATGCCGTTGAAATGGCTCGATTATCCGCTGATAGTGTATTAACAGGGTTGGCCCATGTAACTTTTGCTGATAATATTTGTCTACTTGTTTCTGAAGGTTAGTTATGAACGTCGGATTGCACGCTACTGTTTGAACTGAGGTCTTGATTTCAATATTTAAAACCTTGGGATCTTTAACTACATTCTCTAGCATAATGTCATAGGCTGCATATGGATCTGTTGATGTTGAAACCCTATAGCCACCAAGCGACGGGTTAAATGCTGTTCCTGTTAAAAGGTGGGTCAAGGAATCTTGAATGCGATCATGTAGCTTATACCCCCACCAAGGCAGTAGACGTTCGTTTATTAGATCCTTAAGTGTGTCAATGACTTCTTTAGAGTCTCGATTTGAGATGTACTTTATATATTCCCTCGTCGTAGGTCTTAATTTGTTTATAAGCTGTTGCTCAAAACTTTGACCGAGCGCCGGCATTTTATAGCTATAGTCAAAACATTCTTCTGTGACTTTTAATTCAGGATCTTTTTCTGCTGTGGTCGTGCTTGTTTTTGGTGTCTTTTGCTCTACCTCTGATCCTGTCTGCTCTTCTAATATTTCCCATATAGATGGGGGGCTTTGAGGCTTGCTGTCTTTTTTTGGTACTGATGAAAGCAGGTGCTCTCTTGGGTTTATGATGTCCATTTGTTTAGGATGCGACTTGATTATATTTATTTTTCTTTTTGACCTCTTTTTCGCTTTCCTTCTTCTTTTCATTTTGTCCCCTTTGTTACTTTGCTTAATCTTCGCTTGTCTGCTGCACTATGGCTTGAATCGTCTCCACTATGTGATTCTCTTTGACGTTGACCTCAATGTCTCTCTTTGCTGAGTATTGATCTGGCATTCTGCGTTCAAGTATCCAAGCAGCTGCTCGCCAATCTATCAAAGCGGCCTCTGAGATGTGACCGAGTAAGACCTGTTCAGAAAGTGCGGTTGCTCTTTGCACGTCTGCTTCAAACTCTGGGTCTTCCTGCCTCCATCTGTAGAATGTTGCATCTGAGATACCCGACAAGGCGCAAGCACTCTTGAAGGTGATACCTGTTGTAATGTGCTGACATATCGTGTCGAGTCGCTCAGGAGTCTTCTTAATGTAGTTTCTCGCGCGTGCAGGCGTTGTCTTGGTCTTAACAATCTTAGAAGGCATAGCCTCACGAGCTGCTAAACCTTCAAGCCCTTTAAGTTCTTTACTCATCATGAACCCCATGGCTTTTCAGCAGATTGGCCCCAAGGGTTAGACGCTTGAGGTTGACCCCATGAATCGCTTGAAGGCTGTTGCTGAGGTGCTGGTGCTTGGTCTTGAGGCTGATCCTGTGGCTTATCAAGTCGCTTAATGTCAGTCGCTTTGATCGACCAGTATGTGATGCCTTCCTTTGATTTGTAGCTCTTCATCGAACCTTGAACATAGACCTTGTTGCCTTTCCTCAGCCTCATGGCCTTTGACGCGAGGTCTCGATATTGAGAAGCCCAAGCCTGCACATTGTGCCAAGTCGTCTTAGTCTGCCACTCGCCTTGCGCGTCTTTGTAGCTCTCAGAGGTTGCAACTGAAAAACGAGCGTATTTATTTGTACCTGATTCGTTTAGGTCTGGGTCTTGTCCAAGATTCCCAATGATTTGGATTTGATTTAGCATTTATTATTTCCTTTAAAATAATGACCACTCTTTATCGAGTGTATAGTGATTAAGCCTTTGCTCGGCTATAGCTGCATATTCTGGATCTCTTTCTATGCCTAGAGGCTTAAAGCCTTCGAGAACTGCAGCGCATAGAGTTGAGCCTGATCCTGCAAATGGATCTAAGATTGTGCCTTCTTCTGGCGTTATGAGTTTGCATAGATAACGCATAAGATTAATGGGTTTGACCGTTGGGTGTATGTTTTGATCTGTGCCTTTGTGCCTCTCTTCTGGGTTTACTTTAGCGCAGTAAAAGTATCGGTTTGCATGCTTTAGGTTAATACTGCCGTCAGTGATAATGTTGGCCGGCCACCGATCTGAAGGAAAATCAGATTTAGAGCTTGGGGAAAATCCAGTTACGCCTACACTGGGACTGGCAGAGCGTTTTACTTTACGCGGCTTGCCGTCACCCTTAACGCGGCATGCATCAATGTTTAATCCTCCTGTGCCATGCTCTTTAATATTAGCCGTGACTGACGACTTAATGGGCTTTCTAACTAGTGTTATAGGCTCATAAGCAGGTCGAAGTGCTGTGCCCCAGCCTTCCCATTTTTTTGCCTCTTCTGAGGCTGGGGCATAAAAAGATTTAGTTATGATTGATCGATTTCGCCCAACACCTACAAGTCCTGAAGGCTCATTTGATCTGGTAACGGTTTTTATAAGCTGGCCCTTGATGCCAGCCTTTTTATCAAATGCTGCGCTTATATCGTGAGACTTTGGAAAGCCGTTGCCATATAACCACATTAAGCAGTCTCTTATTTCAAAGCCTGCAAGCCTTAAAGACATAGTCATTAAGTCTTGAGTTCGGCTGCCACTAAATACAAGCCCATAGGCACCGGGCTTTAAGACTCTTAAGACTTCTCTGAATAATACCGGGCTTGGCACAAATGAGTCCCAAGATTTACCCATAAAACCAGTCTTTTGGCTTGTGTAAACCTCATCAGCTAGCCATTGAGCAAGACAGTCTCTAGTGTCCTGCTCGGTAATTGTAGAGAGTCCATATGGAGGATCAGTGACTAAGCTGTGAATAGAATTATCTTCTATATCTTTGAGCTTTTCAAAGCAGTCACCTACCAGAATCATTTGAGACCTCTTGGTTTCTTTTGAGCTGCTCAATACCTAAGCTCAGCGCTCGTCTATAGACTTGTGATTTAGTTTGCTCTTTAATGCTGGCTAGTGACTCAATAAAGCGCACTTGCTCAGCCTCGAGTCTGATTTGCCGAGTGATCAAATTACTCATACATCTCCTTTACATTACATTCCATCACATTACATTAAGGTATAATTAATGCAGACACAAGATTTTATTCAGCTCGTCTCTAAAAGTGGAGACTTAACCCAAGTCGTCAACGCGGCTCGCGTAAGCTTTGGCAGACACATCACCGAGATCGATGACAATGACGAAAAGCTTATAAGGTATCTATGGAATCATAAGCATACATCACCATTTAGACATGTTTACTTTACATTCAGGATCAAAGCCCCAATCTTTGTGCTTAGACAATGGATGAAACATCAGGTTGGCTGCTCTTGGAATGAAATTAGCGCGAGATATGTGCAGCTCGTCAATGAAGTTTATCAACCTGCCAGCTGGCGTGCTAAGAGCAAACACGTCAAACAAGGATCAATAGGTCAGATCAAAGCTCAGTCAGAAGCTTACAAGACTTATAGAGACGCAGTCGAGCACTTATATAATGCATATCTTGAGCTTTTAGATATGGGCGTATGCAGAGAACAAGCTCGCATGATTCTGCCGGTGTCTATTTATTCAGAGTGCTATTGGACCGCGTCACTTCATGCAGTAATGCACTTTTTATCATTGCGCCTTGACTCACATGCTCAGCAAGAGATCAGAGACTATGCTGAAGAGATTAAGCTTATTCTGATCAATGAAGGCTTTGGTTTAGTAATGGAGTTGATCGATGCGGATTAGTTGGGCTCGTCACTGGATGCAACACGCCGAACTATTAGCCAAGCAAAGCCCTTGTTCACGCGGTAAGGTTGGCGCGTTAATTATTGACCCTAGAAACAATATTATCTCAACTGGATTCAATGGACCGCCAAGGAAAGCGCCGGGTATTTATTGCGCTGGGTCTGTTTGTATACGCAATCAGCAAAATATAAAATCAGGCACACATACTGAGCTTGGGTGTCATCACGCAGAGCAGAACGCGATCTGCAACGCGGCTCATAAAGGGATAGCTCTTTACAAGGCTTGGCTTATCGTTTCAGTTGCGCCATGTCTCGGCTGTGCTCGAGTTGTGCATCATGCTGGGATCTTTGGCGTAGTGTGTCGCGTGAATTATGATAGACGCGGAATACAGTATCTGAGAAAGCATGGTGTAGAGGTCATCACGCTTTAAAGGGATTAAATCCGTTACCTCTTCGATCTCTGCCGGTGCATTGATGTACATTGGGCAACAGGTCACCGAGTCGGCTTATCGCTCGAGAATCCATAGCCTTGTTAAGATTGCTTGGTGATATGTTAGAGGCTGCTATGAGTTGAATATGTTCTCTGTGCAGCTCCATGATCATTTCAGACGTTGTCTCTCTGCTCCACTCAGTTGGTCTGAGATTACACATCTCATCTATGAGGATGACGTCTGTTTTATTTATCCAGCTGTCTAAAGGGTTCTTGACCAGCGGATCATTAAAGCTTGATTTAACACGCTTGATAAAAGCTTCATGTGAATAATATCGCACTCGCTTACCAAGCCAGCACAAGCGACGACCAATAGCACAAAGGAGATGTGTCTTACCATTGCCCGGCTCTCCATGAAGATATAAGCCTTGACCGTTTAGAGCCGCTTGGATTGCTTGTGAAATGCTTGGGTCTTCTGAGATGTCATAAGTATGAAGCGAACGATTTAAGACATATTCACCAAGGCCCATCTTTTTAATACGATCAAGTGCGAGATTGACCGGTGTGCACCTTGGGCAAAGAGGTTGCTGTTTATGAGTTCTGATGTCTTCAAGATCTCTATGCGGTAAAATATGACGACCGTTTGCATTTTGGGTACAGCCATTGATCTGGCATGATTCTAGATAGTCTGTGATAAATTGATGATCTTGAATACTGATCATGTTTAGAGCTTCAAGTATCTCGTCTGTGCATTCTCTGTAATCTATAGCGTGTGTCACTGGCTCATAAGTCGGGATCTCTTTTAGGGTCAATGCAATCTCTTCAAGACCTTCTCCGATTTTAATCATTTCTCAACTCCTTTTTTATTTAAGTCAGACCACGCTTTAGAGATCTCCTTTTGTTTCTCAAGATCACACCACGCTGAAGCGTGTTGTTTTCGTCTCTTGCGTGTACGCGTGTCTACAGTATCTTTAACAGTATATAGATCAGTATTATAATCAGTATATAAAGCAGTATAAGGGGTATCAGCCTGATCATTGCTATGCTCACTCTGATCATTGCCGTGCTCACTCTGATCATGTGCATGCTCACTCTGATCATTGCTATGCTCACTCTGATCATTCTCAATGTACTCGATAAGCTTCTCTACATTGATTTTAATATAGGGCTCGATCTCTCTCCTTATGTCTCCTTTAATTGTTTTAATCGTCTTGTTTCTTCTCTGCTGACTGATCAAGCCCATACGTAAAAACGCGGTCATATTTCTATTAGTGGTCGGTATGCTTAGACCGCTTAGACAGCTTATCTTTAGCCTTGAGGTTTGGCCTCCAAACGTCTTAAAGTCGAGTGCAAAGATTAAGCCTGACATGGTCAAGCGTTGCGTGTTTGATAGCTTGTCTGGAGTACAGCTGATCACTTTTTTTAATAGATTAATCGCTTTCATGTGATCTCCTTTCTGAGGCTTTTATACTAGCTGTATACTTTTTATACAATACCTCTTGTATACTTTTTATACATGTGTTAATTAATCTATATAAACGCTGGCAAGAAAGGCAAGCACAATGATTATTAATCACACAAGCCCTAATCAAATTAAGACAATTAAAAGATCTGGCTATGATATTGATGTTGAGTTCTCGGGGTGCCTATTCTTTTCTGATGATATATATTCTATGTCTGCAAGTATGGAGCTGCATCATTACACTATAGAGATTGATCAACATGAATGTATCTCTGCTCATATGCTTGAGGACGTTCTTATTGATGGAGTCAAGGCTACTGACCATATTGTTAACTATGCGGAATCACTCGGCTTTGATCTCGACGCTGACTTGGCTTATGAGTTTTTGGATTGCAGTTCACTGGTTTGGGATCACTTGCCTTCTGAGAGTGGCGACCTCTGTTATCTTGATTGGTACATTCAAGGCATCCAAGGTCGCGTTGCTCGTCAAATGGGCTTTGTTGCGTGTGAAAGTGAAGACGAGCAAGGGACTGTTTATATCGTTGACATGTACAACAGAGAGAATCTTTTAAAATATGAAGGAGAGATTTAATGAAAATTAAAGCAAAGCATGAAATCAGATCAACGCTTGCAATGTTTGGGCTCAACTTCTCAGACCTTGCAAGAGAATCAAGGATACCAACCGGGCTTTTAAATCATTACATCAACAACAGAAGGAACCCAACACCTGAAAAGCTCGAGCGCTTACAGGCTGCATACAAAGAGTTAACCGGCTACACACTGCCCTGCTTAAAAGAGGATCATAAAAACAAATGAGAACACGTAAAAAAGTCACAAAAAAGATGATTGATAAGCTCAATCAATATGGTTACGTCATCGACGATATCAGCAAAAAGATACATGATCCAAGTGGTGAGATCATCTTTTACCATGGGCCGCTTGATTATGATGCTGTTATATCAATTTATGCTGAGATCGTATTAAGCAGAAAAGGACAAAACAAATGATTTACGGATTAATTGCACTCGCGATCATCATGGGCTTTGGCCTTATGATTGATGTCTTTGATGATGGCGTGCGAGTACAGAGGCCAAGACTCAAACATGATGAGATCAACGCGATATTTATGGCATTTGAAAAGATTGAAGATCACAAAAACTCTGACATCTTATTTTTGATTCAGCAGCATATCATTGGATATCAGCAAATCCTTACACTTGCAGACAAGATCATGATCGATCAAGGTGCATTTAACAGAGACCGACTTAACGCAACAAACAAAGAGATCTATGATCTGGCAACAGTTTGGAGCCAGCATTTAAAAGATCTAAGCCACTCAGACATTAAAGACTACATTCAAAGTGTATCAGCTTAACAGAGGATAAAATGAATAATATATACAGCCCAAAAAACATTGAAGAGGCCAAGAATCTTTGTGAACTACTCGCAAATGACAGATATAACCCCCAGCAACTTCTCACGCTTCATGCTAACTTTGGCCATCATTTCGATGGCAATATTGCGATTACAGCTCAGCAGGCTTATTTGCTCAAAGGCAAGCCCTCACTCTCTGCTGATGCTATGCATGCAATCGCTAGGAAATCCGGACTTGTTCGATTTATTAGAGTTACTTCACTTGATCACACTCATTGTACATATGAGATGTCACGCATTGACGAGCCTGTTGACGTAGTCCACGTGTGGACCTTCACAATGCAAATGGCCGATCATCAGGGTTTAACTCGAAATCGCAACTGGCAGCAAATGCCTATGCAGATGCTAAGAGCAAGGGCGCTGACCTTTGGCTTGCGTGGTACATTCCCAGAAGCTGTCAGCGGTATTTATTCAGCTGATGAGATCGCCGATAATCAGAGCATGAATGATGACGAGCGTGCAGAGTTGAGCGCCGAGGTACTTGGAGAAGATATCGAAAAGGTTCAAAAAAAAACTAAAGTCAATATGAGCACCGGTGAGATCGTGGAACCTCCCAAACCAACGCCGATCTTCACCATGCCTAACGAAGTCATAGAGACACCTGCAGCTGCACCGGAACAAGCACAGGCACAAGTTAAAACTTACGGCTATAATTTTGATACTGTTGACGGATTCTGGGCCGCTTGCAAGCATAAGAAGCTAACTGAAAAACAGGTCAAGCATGCTATTTTGGTTCAAGAGATTGAGCTAGAAAAGCTCAACCCAGCAGGCTTAAGCGAAGCGTTTTATTTAAAGTGCTGTACACCAACATTTTTACACAGCAACAGACTATACCCGCCAAAGGACCCAGCAGAGCAGAGCATCCTTATGGCTCGTTTAAGGTCATATGCTGGCATATCTTTTTTCAGGGACTTGCAAGAAGACTATAAAGCTATTACGAGCCGCTTGAGTGATGCCGCTTGGCACGAGTCCCTACTGCTTTTAAAAGGTAAATCAGGAAACTATAAGTCAAACATGAGTCAGTCAGCTATAGACAGAGCAAACGAGATATTAAAGCATATGAAGCCTGGTGACTGGTCACAGTATGACCGTATTCAAGCAATGATCAAAGACCCGTCATCATTTGATGACTCATCAAACGTGCAAGCCGAGTCAATACCTTTTTGAAAACGTGATATAATGCTCTAAATGAATCATCACTGAGAGCAAAATCATGGTTAAAAAAGCATTTACCACATCCGAGAAAGCCCGCCGAGGCTGGTGGGCCTCAGTCGTCTTCATGTTCATGATCGTTGGCTTGATCATCTTTTTAACTTACGTCAAAATAGTAGACGAGAACAGGGATGTTTTGGTTGGTATCGTCGGCATGCTCACAGGCTCAATCTCTTCAATGCTCGCGATTGCAAGCGGTCGCAATCCGACCGAACTTGAAGAATTAAAAGAACGACTAAACGAGGCCAACACTGACCGCGCAGTGCTGATCAACAGGCTCAGAGACTCGCAGATACAAGCTGAGTTAAGGACTCAGCAAATCTGTGAGCTTCAAGAAGCTGTAATTGAAAAGCTGTCAATGTTTGCTGGTGAGAACCCAATAAAGACTAGAACAGTCAAAGAGGTCATTTTGCCTCAGCAGGTTCAAGACTGGATGCCTAGCTTTGAAGATTAATTGCGCATTTATCACCTGAGCACGCGGCTATGCTTTGCGGATCTTCTCCGGCGCCGCTTATGCTGTCAAGGTCGATATGTGACCAATCCAAGCCGGCTAAAACTTTCCAAATCTTTTCACTTTTTTCACCTGCGATAACTGTTTGATATGGCGCGTGATCATAAGCTGAATCGTCAAAGTACCCAAGAAAAGCCACACCCCTTAAGTCTTGCTTATTTTTAAATAGGTACTCGCTAACGGCTTCCCATTCATCAGGCTTGACTGTGCACGTATTTGAGACGCTGTGAGCAAGATTCTGAACTCGTGACATCTTAGAAGCTGGATTCACCCAAAATCTTTGAACTGTTCTAACTCGTTCAAGGTGCTCGAGTGCTGAGTCGGTCTCACGTGTTAGCGCGTCATCTGGCGCACTGCACGCAAATGATACGACCCCGGTGTGCTCATCAATGATTTCACATGCAAAAGGCTGATATTCGTTAAGATGCTGAAAGACTGGATTTAAGAGGCTCAATCTTATGCGTCTTATATATCTCTTGGCGTGGTACGGATGAATACCACTTGAGCAACCAAGAAGCGTCGAAGTGTTGCCTGATGGTTTGATGCATGTTTGGCGAGATGCCCAATTGATCCCGATCTTCTGAGCTGTGTCACTGTTCACTGTTTGCACGTGATCAGCTGCTTGAGTCAAAAAAGACACATCAAAAGCCAAGGGATTTGCGGCCATGCCTGTCATTGATACGCCGATCAAAGCTTCATGTTCTAGGATATATTTGCTGATGCTCATCAAGTAGCCTTGATCAGTGTATGAAGCTTGAAGAGTCCCAACAAATGCAGCCGCTCTGACTGCCTCAATGAATCCTTTTTTACTCATGTTTTTTGGATGGGCCGCGTTAACTTCGGTCAAGTTGCAGGCTTGCCATCCACTTACATAATCGATGATTTTATTGCGTTCGTACACTTCGCGTCGATCTAGCATTCTTTGAGTAACGCTTGTAACAGCTCCATTCAGATCTGTAACTAAATAAGGAAACAGTCCGATCTCTGCACATGGGTTTGTTCCATGCATCTGTGAAGATGTGAAGTAAATACCGGGCTCACCCCATTGTTGAGCACTTGCCAAGGCTTCATTGACTGAAGATCTAGACGCATCAAGAGGCAGGCTTACACTAATATTAGCATATGAGTATTCAGGATGATCTTGGAACCAGTTGCCAGTTTTACACGTCGAGACTTTGCAGCCTTCATCACATAGCGCGATTGATGCAGACCGGCGCCGGCCGCCATTGATGACCGCTTCACTCAAATACATGCAGATCTGGAAACAGTCTAAAGGCTCTAGCCTTCTTTGGCCTGCCTCGATGATCGTGTCTAGATGTGACTTGATCGCGTCTAGAGCTTTCTTTAATGGCCCCGGCCCCGGTGCATGTCCTCCACTTGATATCCGTGAACCCTTTGGCCTGATCTCAGAATAATCAAAGATGACATCATGATCTGGTGAATAGTGACCGCTCATGAAATAGCTATTAAGTAAGTCTTGTGCAGCTGCTGCCCAACCTTCAATCGAGTCTTGAATCTTATATACTTGCTCGGGTCGTCTAGCCCATTCAAGAGCGTGGATGAGACTTGGCAATCTGTACACATCATCAGAT